ACTAGAATCAATCCGCCGTTAGGGTGTCTAATAACACCGTCAATCATACCTACCCATATAACAGGAGTCATACCGCTAGGCAAATCTAGTTCTTCATATACTTGATGTTTTACTTCGGCTTCTATAACCTCTAAAGAACCTAAGTCCGACGCTATTCTATGAATTAAATTAGTCATAGCAAGTGCGCCTACATCTTCATTAAGATTTTCTGCTACTAAAAACCTCTCCATATCTTCCGGCCCACCTAATATACCTGTCTCCATAGCACTGTGTAATATAGTACCACGTATCATAGATTCAGTAGGTGGTGTAGAAGGAACATCTGCTACATATCTCCAATAAAATTGTCTAGGACACATCTTATATGTCATATAAGATGACTTAGATACTCTAAGTATTTCACCTTCCGGTTTATATGAAGATAAAGCAATCTGTTCTTTTGACGCTATCATTTAATAAATCTCCAAAACCTTATCTTTTGCTCATCTAAATGTGATTCTACTTCTTCTATATAGTGCATATTTCTAGTAAATTCTTTTTTAGTAGGGCAAGTTCTAGTTTGTATTAAACTTTTTCTAGGATATATAGATAACATTTTTGTACCACTTACAATTTCATAGTAACTCAAAGGTCTAGTAGCCCGTTTTAAATGTTCTAAAACTGCCGGCATCCACATTTTTCTATAATATTTTGCTATATTTGTACCGTTTGCGTTGTATCTAATTAGAGGCACTACTCTTCCTCTCCGCTATCCCATTGGTCTATTGTAGTTTGACCTTGTTGTAAATCAACACCACACGAAGGGCATTTTTTATCAATAGGTACTGCTTTTAGTAAAGGGCTTAAAATACGTTGACTACATTTGTGACAATGATGTTCTTTTATTCTACCATCCTCTTTTAATATACCAAACACTAGAGAATTTAATCTACCTACATCTGATGTCATAGCATTAATCAATTGATTAATTACTCCTCTCATCTCATGTACATCTTTCTGTAATTGCTTTACTGTAGGTTTACCACTTTGCGCTCTACTTCTACTCATAATATTACACCATACTTCTTAGGTTATAAACTTATAGCCAAGACAAACTACCTAAGCCTCTCATAGAATTTATTAAAGGTTGTGTTGACCAACCCATCAATTCGTAATATGGTGTTACTTTTTTAATGACGAATCTTTCACATAAAATTTTGTAACCTATATTTACTATACCCGTTATATCTTCGGGTTCATCAAAGGCTATATATTTACCTTTGTCATCAAGAGTAACTTTAAAGAATGAGCCACTATGATAACCCTTACCTAAGTTTTCGTTAGCCCATGCCGCACCTGCACTTGGGCCGGACAAGACTTTGTAGTCGCTAAGGTTTCTATCTAGTTTACCTTTCATACACAAACTACTTACATCTATAGTCCCATTTACTATGCTCGTTATAATAGGTTCTAGTTTATCATTTACTGCGTTTTCTTCTTTACCATCTAATATCATCTGTATAGTATTTCCCATAACCTCTTTCATGATAGGAGGCATACGTGATTGTTTCATTTCTATACCTTTGATATACATTTTTGGTTCGTGGAACTGACCATCAGTCCATGTAACATTTCCGGCGTATCTATTCTTAGCCATCAACACCATAGACGAACACCACTTCTCAAATTCAGTTTCTATAGGGTGCATTGTAGCGTTGATTGTGGCTATCAAATCCTCTCCTGCCTGTGGATTATCTATTACACAAAACACACTGTCTGTGTGTCCGTAAAGCACCTTAGAACCGTTGTCTTCAGCACACTGTTTGAGCCTACCTAGAGTGGCCCTAGAAGTATAAGTAATTGAAGCCGCTACATCGGGATGATATAGACCATATTTAGCATCTCCCGCCACACCATACATAGATGCGACAAGAGATTTACAAGCGAACTGCATTGTATCCCATTTATCATAATTACTAGGGTCAGATTTCATAAGTTTTTTATATATATTCCTAGTTTCTGTCATGTAATCCATTTGTCTAACTAGAATACCTTTATCTCCTTCTGAAAACTTAGTACCGTTACCACAATCTTTACCATTTTTATCAAGAGTATCCCAAGATATATTGTATAGAGAAGCATTACTGTGATACATAGCCTTAATATCTAGGATACCTACGTTCTGATATACAGATGGTTCTACTTCCATAACTTCTGCCCCCATGTAAGGTTCATACTCAAACTGTGGCTTAGTAGGTATTCTTAGATTTGTCTTAGGGTCTAGTAATACTAAGTTAGAAAACATCTTTGTAATAAACGGAGTAGAACGTATGTCACACTGTACAATATGTTGTAGTGATGTGTAATATTCTAACGCATTTACTTTAGAGTCTAATTTAGGTAACAATCTTACGTCTTGTCTAGCGTAGTGTAAGTACAGTGGGGGGTCAGTAAGATAAGTGTCGTGTCCATCGGGTAACTCAATCTTCTTTTCCCCTAAAACTTCATGTGCTACATCATCTAATTTGTAAGAAGGTAATTTACCATTCTTCATTTCCCATATCTTAGAGAATCCTATCATTAAATCTATACAGTTTCTACCGACAATAGGTTGTTCCCAATCTTTGTAGGTATAATTTATTCTTCTGTATGGACTCATTAGAGCAGGATTTAAACCACATGCCCTACATCTTTCTATAATAGTTCTTATGTCAGCACCTACTACAAACCAACCTGTAATTATATCGGGGTCTTGTTTATTCATGTGACTTAAGAAATGCTCTAACATATCTTTTTCGTCGGGAAAGCCAAGAGCCGGTGTCTCATAAGTGTAATCACCATATTTATTAAACGTTGTTATTTCTGTTAATGTTTTATCTACAAACCATACATATTCTTTACCCGTAAAAGAATCATTTACTACTATAATTCTCATCTTTTTAGTGGTAGGACTCCATTCACAATCAAGATACCACACTCTATGATTATAATTTTTATAAGGTTCGTGGCCGTTGTTAACTCTATCTACTAATACTCTATTTACATAAGGTATATTTGCTTCCCATGTAGGTACATGAGGATTCTGTTGTTTAAAATCATAAACAAATCTAGGGTCTGATACTATAATCTTAGTTAAATCTTCTCCATAGACACCTTTGTATCCGCTTTCTTTACTAGATGCCGAAATGCCTATAGCATCTTCATCTGTTATAAAAAAATAAGGGTTATAGTTAGTTAGTTTATCAGTCTGACGAACACCTTGCTCATCTCTATATCGTACATTAACTGTACGGCCTCGACCTTGAGTAACTATCACGCCTATTCCTCATTAGCGTTAAGGATTCTCTTATGTACTCTTGTAGGTATTTCTAATTTAGTTAACCATTGGTTTATAGCAGTAGGGCTAATACTAAATTCTTTACCTATGTCTTGCATAGACCTACCTTGTACCACATAAGCATCATGTAACCATAGTGGGTCACGATATTTCTTTGGTTTGTTCTTTTCCGTTAGATTAATATTGACAATATATCTTTCACTTTCAGATATAGCATCACCATCTACACCTAGATTAATCATACCTTTTACATTCTCTATTATATCATTTATCAACTGTTCTTCGTTTATCATTTTATTCACCTATTATACTTGCTTGGAAGACAAAATCTCCCGACCCAAAATCTATCAGCATTTTAATCCCTTGTTCGGGGAACTGATAAAAATTGAGTGTGATAGAACCGTTGACATGACTAAATAAATTATCTAAACCACCTTCAAAGGTAGCCGTCCAATTTTCTGTAGCGTCATCATCAACATATGAAGTATTACTTTGTAATTTGTAGGTAGTTTGCCCTTTAAGTTCTTTACCTGTTTGTACTGAGAAACCACTTTCATCTACAATAAAAGTATAACGGTTAATTTTCTGACCATTCATTGAATCACAACGCAAAGCCTCAAACAAATTTATACCGTCTGTAGTATGTGTATAGAAAGGTTCAATTTTTTCATCTGTATTTGTTACATAATGGTAGTTATCTTCTTTTACAAAAGACCTTGCTATACCTAAAGACTTAGTAGTCCATTCCATAAGTGTAGCAGGGTTGTGAGGATAAGCAGTAGCCTTAGTAGACCCTGTAATAGTAGTCTGCTTACTTTTAGATTTAACTTTTACTTTATTGTTAATCCAAGACAGTGACAATGAACCACCGTGATACTTTAATATTCCTAAAAAGTCTTTGATATTAGTGATAGGTATTTCTTTATCTCCTACTTGACAAGTAGCAAAACAAGAAAACCTGTTCAAAGAAGTTACTCCATCTTTAACTAATGAAACAACCTTTACTTTATTATGTTCGGGTATAAGAATACATGAATGTACTTGGTCTTGTTGTTTACCCGCTATAGTTTGCGGTCTTCTAACTTTCTCCAAGAGAATCCTAAGAGTATCACAATCAATTGTTATCATTCTTAGCACCTTCTGTTAGGAAAGGTAAGCCAAACCATTTTACATTAGCATCTTTAACGCTTAAAATAGTATGTGTGCTACCTACATATTCCATATTACTACCTTTCATTTCTTCTATAGTAGCCTTAACTGCCCACTCACCATCTGCTAGGGATTTGTCACCCTTAACTCCGGCGGCCATGTCAGCCTTCTTCATGTATCTTGACAGGAATATCTGCTGAGAGAATCTACGCATAGTTCCTTTCTCCCAATCCGGTCTTTCTCCTACTGCCATCAGAACTTTCTTACCTGTTCCGTCATCCATATATTGTTGTACTGCCTTCAAGTGGAAGGTGTTGAATATCTTAGAGACAGGTAGAGCATGAAGTCTGTCAAGAACGTCACGGTTTAGTCTGTTTCTCTCTCGCCATTCTTTCTGATTAAATGAGTCATCTTCGTTTTCTATAATTCCTTTAGCGAGTAAAGATTGTCTCATAGCAAACTCGCACCACTTAAGGAATGTAGAACCACCATCAAAGATAATACCACCATGTTGTTCCGGTTGTTCTGCTATATCTTCTGCTAGAAGATTGATAAACCACTTAACCTTATTGATAAGAGCCATATGATTTACAGAGTTATCTTCGTGGTATATGGAATCATCAGACTCATCTAGTAAAGGTATAACTCTAATGTTATTAGCATTAGGGTAAAGATACTCTACTGTAGCACCTGCTGAATTATCTATATCTAAGATAGTAACAGTTTTATCGTTATCTATTTCTTCTTGTAATAGAGAAAGAGCAAGACCTGTTTTACATGAGTTTTCATGTGCCACAAGAGCCATCCTATATTTTTGAGATGTAGTTTTCTTAGTATCTAAAAGCGACCTATAATAATCACGGTCATATAATTGAGTCGGTGCTTTTGCTACTTCTTTTTTGGCTACTGTGTTGTTTGTTTGATTTCCCCAAGACATATTATTCCCTCATACTTCTTTGCTTATAAACTTGTCAGCAGGTAAGGCCACTAACGCATCTGATAATAATACTAATACCGCTATAGATACCGCACTTCTTATAGAGTTTATAGTAACATCAACGGGGTCATAGACTCCTTTCTCTTTCATATCGAAACCTAAGTCAGCCCCTTCGTCGTAATCTATTTTAGGATACTGTAAGATACCAGCATTGTCTAGTAATGTTTCTTCGGGCATAACAAATGATTCTTTTATAATCCTTAAACTACTTTGCTCACCAAAATGCCTAAGTAACACTCCTCCTCCTGCGATTACTCCGTTTCTTTGTGCGGCTCTAACTGCGTTTACTGCATCATCTATTCTTTCTTTACGCTCTCGCAATTCTATTTCTGTATTAGCGCCTACTTTAATGGATGCAACACCATCAGTTAATCGTGCAATCCTACGGGTAAGTGTTTGCTTTTCCCAATTATTGTCACTATCATCTAATTGTTGATATAATTTATCAATATGTTTTTCATCCCTAGTATCTTTTTCGGTAAGCAACATAGTAGTATCTTTAGTACAATCTGCTTTTAGTACAAAACCCAATTGATTTTCTTTAACCTCTAAAATATTATCACCTAAAATCTTAGAAAACATATGGCCGCCTGTCACTGATTGTATATCCTGTAACCAATCTTGTTGTCCTTGACCCATACCTGCCGTCTTTACAATACAGGCACTTATCTTTCCTTGTACTACATTAATAAGTATATTAGGTAACATAGCAGGATTATAGTCAGAGCAGAAAATCATAAGTCCTCTACCCGCTTTCATAGAAAGTTCAAGAGCAGGTACTAAACTTTCAAAGTTATCTAACCTGTCACTTGTTAATAAAACATTAGAGTTTACTAAATTCTGTGTAAAGTAGGGGCTAACTGCACCCGACTGTACTTCAAGAC